TGTTTCAATGCCGTAATACCACGGATATATGATGTACTGATACCGTTCTGTTTGCAGTGTTCTGAAAATCATCTGCTTCATGGCATCCTGTTCATCCACAAGACCCCTGACTGAATCACCGTCTAAATCCATTTTATAAGTTAGGCTTGGCTGTGTTTCAATTTCAAAATCTTGGTCAAGAAAACCAACTGTTGAAGGAATCATTTGCCTATCCTATCCACAACAATGAAGCGTTGACCTTCTTGCTGTCTTATCAGGATAACTTCATCACCAACCGCCAAGCCATTGTGAATGATGATCTTCTTTTTTCCTGTAATTTTGTGAGTATGTGCAAGGTTCTTTGACCCTGTGTTCAAGTCAATGTTGCCACCGCTGCCATTGTCACCCTTTACAGTGTGGTTGTGGGTGGAAAGACTGCTTTCAGAAGTCCAGTCAACTGTTACCATTGTGCTGAAATCTGTCACATTTCTTGAAAGAATCAACTGTTTTTCACCCAGTATCATCTTCTGTTCAACATTGATTTTCAGCGGTGAAGCACTCACAACTTCACCAAAATATACATTCACGGGTTTCCCCGCTTCAACCGCTTCAACGGCTGCCCTTTTCAGGGTATCAACAAGTTCATTTGCATCAGGCAACAAATTCACCCCCTCTAAGTGTCAAATCCATCCAATGTTCACCTTCCTTGTAGGTATGCTTGCATTTTTCAACAAGCATCCAGTTTTTCAGTTTCACATCACCAAGGTCAAGGTTGATGACAACCATTGAACCCGCCCGCACTCTGTTGTCACCTAAAGCGTTGGTAATTTTCAGGTTACGGGTCTTTTTGTTATATAGTTTCAAAAGGGCATCTGCTTTTGCCCGACCGTTTTCACCTTTCTGCAAGGTGTCAAAATACTGTAAGATACCCCACTTGTTAATGTTGGAAGAATCCTGTGTGATGTAAACATCACGCTTTCCTGTGTCCTTGTTATCATAGGTCAGTTTGATTTTGTTATATGTGTTTTCATCAATAGATGAAGTATAGTCAAAGTTTTGCCCGGTTTCTTCATCAATCATCAGGTACGCCCCCGGAACACCCACATACATAGATGACAGGCTTTTCAGGGTAAGTTTCCCAAAGTCATCATATAACACATACATTTCCCCGGTATTGGTCAGTGTCAGGTCAAGGGCATTTGCTATCATTTCAAACAGTGAGGTATTTTCTTCAACCCTTGATTCAATGACATACCCGGTATCATCCAGTGTGCCAAGGTTCAGGGCATAATCATCTGCAATCATTTTCACAAATTGGTTTGCCGTCTTTCCTTCATAGACCTTGGTATCTTTATTTTTTAAGTACCTCAACTGATCGTAGGCGGTGACAGTAATGATTTTGTCCTTGGTTCTCTGCTGCTTAAACACAAAACCAAAGAATACATTGTCACCGTCCACCTTCATCCTGACTGGACTACCTTCTGAAAAATCAAGAATGTTGTCATACAGGACTTTGAAAACCAGTTTGCCGGGGGTGTTTTTTCTTTCTGTTGACCATTCAATACCTTCCTGAACAACAGGCTGATATACTTTTGTTCCTGATTCATTCCCAACCAGTAGTTCAACGTACATTGAACAACACCCCTTTCTTATGCTGCCGGAATGGTCAAAACCTGTCCCGGATAAATCAAGTTAGGGTTGCCACCAATGACACCCCTGTTTGCGTTGTAGATCACGGTGTATTTTGCACCGCTGCCGTAAAACCGTTTTGCAATGTTCCACAAACAATCACCACGCACAACCGTATAGGTCTGTGTTGCTGCCGGGGCGGGTGAATTGTTGGTTTCCCGCTTAGGCTCTGCACTTGCCTTTGGCTTGGATGCAGCAATTTTGATGTTGACTGTCTTTGTTCCATAGTCCCGGTACTGTTTCAGATTGAACTTGACTTTGAAGTCAAACCCGTTCTTGGCATCCTCTGAAATTTTGTAATCTTCCAAAGATACCTTCATGTTCGTGTTCAGCAATTTCTTCCCCACGGGTGTCTGTCTGCACACAATGAACTGGAATGGTTTCTTGCCCGTTTTCAACCCTTCAAAAATATCCATAAAATAACCCGCATCTTTGAAACCATTCTTATATACTGCATAAGGATGTTTCACTTGCGGGATTTCTGCTTCAAACTCAATGTCGGTCAACCCCGGTTTTTTCAGGATGTTGATTTCACCTTCATTTATCAGGGTGACCGTTTTGTTATTACCATTGATTTTTATGCTTATCTTTTCAGGGGTGACAGGAAACAGGCATTTGTCAAAATACATATCATATCCGCTTTTTGCCATTTATTCATGCACCCCTTCCGTCATATTGTCTACCGCTTCATTCACGCTGTCTGTCAGTTTGGTCATAAAACCGTCAATGTCATCACCGCTGTTCACGGTGTTCTGCATACCTGACATATCAACATTGATTTCTGCGGTTGTAAATCTGTTAATGGCTTCTTGTTCTGCAATGTCACGCAAGTATTTCAAATCTTCTTCTGTAACATCCAAAGAATCCTTGATTTTACCTGTGTTATCGTCAATACTTCCAACACCGTCACCAATGCCGGAATTTGCTATTGCATCATTGAAACCTGATGTGTAGTCACCAACATTAGGAATATCAGTCTGACCGAATACATCCGATAAACTGAAATTTGAAACCTTGTCAGCAACACCGTCACCCCAAGCTGCACCCGCATTGAAAGCATCTGATGCCCAACCGTCCTGAAACGCATCAAAGGTTGTGAAACCTTCATTGAACGCATCTGAAATACTGGTGTAGTCCTCTTTGTTTCCGGCTGCTTCACTTGCCTTGGCTGCATAGTCATCTGCTGCTGAACTGATGCCTGAATAATCAAAACTTACAAACGGCAACTTGTTCAAGGCTGCTGCTATATTTTCAATTACTGAACAGGCGGTTGATAACAGATTGCAAAACCATGACTGTACGTTGCAGATAGCATTGTGAAATGCCGTCATCATATTGGATGCAAGTGCTGCAATGGCGTTTCCAATACCCAAGGCAATGTTTGCTACGGTCAGACCCAAGTTCTTGAAGAACTGAATCACCACGTTCACACCACCAGTAATCACACCGAACCCTGAATTTGCAATACCTGTCATTTTTGCAATCGCATTACATACGGCAAAAATAACCACGATCAACGCAAGAATCAGCATGATAATCCAAGTTAAAGGACAAGCCATCAGTGCAGCGTTAAGACCTTGCTGTGCTGCGGTTTCTGCAAATGTTGCACCTGTTGCCATCATTTGAGCAGCAGCCTTGACACCTTCTGCCATTGCCATGACACCGTTAATTGCTGCCACGATTGCAGAAATAGCAATGTATGCTGTGAGTGCTGCCACAATTCCATATACGATAGGTGCAATGATTGACCAGTTATCACCTATGAAAGTACCGATTGACACCGCCAAATCAAACACATTCAAAAGAATATTCGCAAGGGTTGCCATTGCTTCAATAGCACCCTGAATGAAAGTCTGAAATGCTTCACTATTGGCTAAATCGTTCAATCTTTGAAGAACAGGTTGAAATGCAATCAGTGCGGTGTTCTGCATTGACTGCCATATCTGCCCCCAAGTCATAGGCATTTCATTGAATTTGCTGTTAATGTCATCAGCAGCAGAAAAGATTGCTGCCTTGACTACATCAGCGGAAAGTTCCCCATCCGCTGCCATTTCCCTGATCTTACCGATTGGAACATCAAGATAGTCTGCAATGTTCTGAATCAGGTTAGGTGCTTGTTCAAAGATACTGTTCAATTCATCACCACGAAGGACACCTGAACCAAGTGCCTGTGATAACTGCAATTCTGCATTTGCTGCTTCTTGGGTGCTTGCCCCGGCAATCGTCATCTGTTTTTGAATCAGATCAGCAAAAGCAACAACTTCTTCTGAACTGCTGAACGCATCCTTTGCATTGTTACCAAAACGGGCAACAACATCAGCCATCTGACTGAATGAACCCCTTGCATCTTGTGCTGCTGCATATACCATGTTGACAAGTTCAGCAGTTGTCTGAACACCGTCATTCATCATGTTCAAACGGGATGTTGTCTGAACAAGTTCGTCTGAAATGTTCAGTGCTTTCCCAACTGACTGAATACTGACATAGGCTGCAACTGCCCGTTTGATGGTATTGGTCAATTCATTTGCCTGTTGTGTTCCGGCTGAAATTTCCTGATTAAAACGCCCCTGTTCATCCACATTGTCACGGATGTACCTTTCTGTGTTGCCAACCGTCTGTGACAAACGCAAATAGGCATCATTGGCAGCAGAAACATCCATATTCTGCATTGCCTGATTCAGTGAATTTTGTTCCTGAATAGCCTGATTCAACTGCATACGCAACTGTTCCAGTTCTGCATTTGCATTGTCTGCCCCAACATTTACCGGGTTGTTCTCAATCTGCTGAATCCGCTGTTGAATTGCAGATAACCGCTGTTGCATGGTGTTCATATCCTGAACTGCTGCATCCGGCAGTATATCCATTCCCTGTGCGGTCTGTGAAATCCTTGCCTGTGTGGTGTTCAGTGTGTTCAACATATCGTTTGCACTCTGAACTTCTTGCTGAAATCGTTCAACACCTGTTCCTGTGAACACATCCACCCCGTCAGTGTTCCATGTGACCGGGATTTCTACGGGTTCAGGGTCAGGCGGTGCGTTTGGCTGAATTTCAGGTCTGATTGGTTCAGGATTTTCAACCAAAGGGTCAGGAAGTACCGGGTTTACATCCACGTTTATAACCTGACCGTTTCCCCCATCCACAACAGGCGGTGCAATATCAGGTGCGGTCTGTCGGCTTGCTGCTTGATTCATTGCTTCAATTGCAGCAGTTGCCTGATTGATTTCATCCCTTGCCCCTTCAATGCTGCTTGTATCAATATTAGCATTCATTGACTGCTGCATATCATACATTGCAGACACGGCAAGGTTCACTGAACTGATGATGTTGTTCAACACTCCGCTGAATTGGTCATTAAGTTCAATACCTGTCTGAATAGATGACACCTGTTTCACCGTCCTTTCTTAGTGTTTTTTCTTTGCCCTTGCTTCTGCCTTTTTCTTTTCCTTCTTGTCATTCTCTGCTTTCAACTTGATTGAAGCAATTACAAAGGCTTTTTCCTGTTCATCCATATCCAAGAACACTGATGGAAGAATGTGAAGTTTTAGAAGGGCATAGTAAGCATAATTTGCTTCACCATCCCCTTCTTCAATTAGTTTTTTGCTTCATCCACCTTGTCATCAAGGTTCTTGGTAAATCCCTGAAACTTCTGCATCCACACTGTGAAGTCCTGATATTCTCCGGCATTGTCAACCATTGCATAAAGAAGTTCTTCCGGGGTCATAACACCGTATGAATCCTGTAATTCCTTATCATAAAGGTCAGGGTATACAGTGGATGCCACAATCATCTTTGCAAGGTATTCAGCAGTTTTCACCTTCGGTCTGTAAAGGTTCGGCTTACCCTTAACCGGGACTTCAATGGTACAGGAATCACGCAACGCTTCATTTTCCTTGGAAGTAATCTGTTTGAACTCCCATTTCAGCGGTTCACCGTTTTCATCCTGTAATGTGGTTGTAGGTGCATATTTTTCATTTAGCTTTGCGATTTTGTTCGCTTTCATAAATCGACTGAATTTTGACATTTTTATTTGTCCCCTTTCTGTTTATCATTGAATAGCAAAAACCCCTTATATGAGCGTTATATAAACTCACACAAGGGGTTTTTCATTGTTTAGTTGGTAAGAAATCCGGTCAGATTTGCAAAAGATTCAGGCATTGAGAAATCCTCAAATGTTCCTTCAATTTCTTCATCCAAATACTCACCGTCAGCATCGAATTTTGCAAGAACACCGCCGTCAGTATTGCAATCATAGAAGATGATTGTCTGTCTGCCCGCTTCACTTGTCGGGTCATCATTGGTAATCTGCATTTCAAAGTACACATCCTGACCTGTGTTCTTATAATCAAGAAGTGCCTGTCTAAGCACTGACTGATTATAATGTGCAGTTCCTGAAAATGTACCTTCCATACCGCATGACTTGTGACCCGCCATAATAGCACCAAGGCGGGGAACTGTGGTCTTGGTCTTTTCAACCTTTGCTTCCATGTCAATCATCTGCATGAAGTTGTATCTGCGTGTTCCAATCGTGATAAAACATTCAGCCAACTTTGCAGCAATGGTGTCCCTTGCTTTCATAGTAATGTTATCGTTCATCTTTTATCACCCACTTTCTTACGCAACCGTAACTGTCATATAAAGTTTACCCATAGCGTTCACAACGGTAATTGCAGAAGTAACCACAACCGCCTTTTTGGAATCGCCCTGTGCAACCGTAACATCAGAATCATTGAAGTTTTCGATTGCACCTAAATCCTGTAACTGACTTCTGATTTTTACAATGTCAGACCAAAGGGAAGTTCTGCCTGATGCGTTGTTAGGAACAACACCTAAATACTTGGTATTGAACAAAACAGCATCATCATTACCTAACTGGTCAATGACCCTGATTGTCTGATTGTCCTTAAATACATCACCACAAGTATCAGAAGTTGTGACCATTGTGTTAATATCTTCAAGAACACGAACATCAGCGTTTACTTTGTGAAGCACAAATTCACCGTTCTTCACTGCCTGTTTCAACTCTGTCTGTGTGTAATCAGTGTCAACGGTAAATTCACCGTCATACTTCTTATTCTGACAAGACTTGTTGACCGCACAACCCGCCTGAATACCAGTTACCCAGTACACAAGGGATGCTTCTGACCAACCTTCATCAGTTACCTTGTTCTTAACACTGATAGTACCCATGAAGTCGGCAGCAATGGTGTAAAGAATCAACTGGAACTTGATACCCATTTCATCACGCAAACGCTTGTTGAACGCAACATACAGTTTCTTTGTGGTTTCATCTGTAACCACTGCACCCATTGCGTTATAGGTATAAGATTCAATCTTATCCAAGTAAGTCTGATGTGCAGTACCGTCAACAGTTCCATTTGTACCACCTGACAACAGTGTTGAAGCTGTTACTGCAAGCGTTGCATCGGTCTTAAATGTCACATAATCATTTGCCACAAGTTCAGATGCCTTTGTGACAGTCTGTGAATCAACCTTGACTGTTCCAAGGTATGTGATAACATCAAACTTCTTGGGATCGTCTGCATTTGCCTGAATAACAATCTTCAAATCATTTCCACGTGTACCGCCATATAAAGCAGTTGCAAAGGTATTTTCTGCCTTTGTTCCACCGCCATTCAAACGATACGCATACAATGTCTTAGCACCAATGAACAAATCCCTAAGACCTTTCATCTTAGGACTGTCATAGGCATACCCAAAGATTTTCAAGCTGTCCTTCTGAAAATCTCCACTGGTTACTTCAAAAACTTCCCCTTCTTTGCCCCAGTCAAGTTCAAGGGGCATTGTAGCAATTCCCCTGTCAGACAGTGCAGCAGATGCAGATGCAGCCGATACAAAGTTGATATATGCACCTGGAAGTTCTTTGTTCTGTGTGGTAAAACTACCGCCACCTAAAGCCATATTATTTCACCTGTCCTTTCTTATATTTTTCAATCATGTTGTCAACAGTTTCAAAGGTGTAACTTTTATCTTTATCAAGAAGGGCATCCACCAAGTCCCTTCTGTTTGCATACCGGGCAGATGCAAGAATCTGTTCTTTGCTGAACTTCTGTTCAGTCTGTTCAGTTTTTGCACCGCCTGTATTTTTTCTTGTTGCTGCCAAATCAACCACCTTCCTTCACACTGGTACTTGCCTGTAAACTTTCCATAGGTGTCTGCTGCTCTGTCTTTCTGATAAAACAGTCATAATTCACAAAGAAATTCAGAACACCGTCAACCACTTCATACTTCATCTTTGTCCCCATGATTGGCTTATCCTCACCATAGATTGTGATGTACTCCAAACACTGCAACATTCTTTCAGCCACACCATTACATTCCCTTTGCTTTTCATTTGTTTCCGGGAAATACTGGATGCAGAACTGATTGGTTCGGAAATAACGCTTACCAAGGAACAGTTCAGTTGTGGGGTTCAGACAAGTAATAAAAAAACAAGGTTCTTTCAAACCTTGCTTGATTTCTTCCATGTGGGTTTCATAGCCATCCCCAAATTCTTCATTCAGGGAAATGCTGATTGCTTCAATTATTGAATTTATCATTTCAAACATCCCCCTAAATATTTTTTAATCTTGTTTTCAAGCACCTTCGGGGCAATCTTTTCAAGTTCCTGTTCAGATATGGTCATCATAAACTTACCCTTGACCCATCCCTTGTGATTTGCGGTTCTGTGACCATATTCAACATAGGATGCGTATTCAACCGGGTTCACAATCTCAATGACATAAGTGTCACCAAAATGATGAACTGTCAGGGAATCAGCATAATTTTGTGCAGATGACCTTTTTTCACCAGTCCACCCACGCCTTAAAGTACCGCCTTTTTTTCCTGAACTCTTTGGATATTCCCCCACCGGGGTTCTTTTCACCACCATCCGCAATAAACGAGCGGCAAGTTCCTTTGCACACGCTTCAACAAATTTATCAGGGTCTTGCAGCTTGTTCAGTTCATCCCTGAACTTTTTCAACCCATCAATGTTGAAATTCCCCATTCTACCCATTATGCAAAGTCCTTGAACAATTCAAGAATAATTTCCTGATGTGTCGGATATATTGCCGGGACACCGCTGCAAGTGTAATCAGTAGTCACATTGTCCTGTGATAC